GCACCGGGACCACGGCCCGATATAGCGCGCCGGCCGTGATCCTCGAGCCCGGCGATCCGTGGTCAACGCCGGCCCGGATGCCGGGCCGGGATTCACGCTGGCAGCTGACGGCGATTGCGGGCTCGGCCGATTCCGATGCCGCATACGCCGAGCTCGCCGAGCTCGTGGATCGCGTCGACGCGGCGCTCCGCACGATCGACGGCTGCGGCTGGCCGACGTGGAACAAGCCGCGGGACGCCACGGGCGACGTGCAGTACCCATCGGCGATCGGACTATTCACGATGGCAGTCGCTTAGGAGGATCCGCCGATGGCCGGCTCGCCGCTCTTCATGCGGGACGTACTGCTCAATCTCAAGATCGTGTCGCCGCCGGGTACGCGTGTCGCGTACCAGTGCGACATCTCGGAGGCGCAGATCATCGCCGAGCCGGGCGACGAAGTCAGCTACTCGACGCTCTGCGCGTCGGGCAGCTACTCGAGCATCGGCAAGACCACCTACTCGCTCCACATCGTGGCCGTGCAGCGCTGGGCTGCCGACGGGCTCGCAAATTTCCTCTGGGACAACGACGGCGCGCTCGCAGACTTCCAGTACCAGGCGCACGGATCGGCGACGGTTCCGGCGAGCGACACGCCGGGTATGACTGGGACCGTGCGTCTGATCGCCGGCGCCTACGGCGGGCCCGTGGATTCGTTCGCCGAGCTCGACGTGACGCTCCCCTGCTCGAGCAAGCCGACGAAGATCGTCGCAGCATTCCCGGCGCTCGACGAAGAGGCCGCTTGAATACCGATATCCGAGTGAAAGGCGGGCCCGAGCTCGAGGCCGCGCTCAAGAAGGTCGCCGAGAACGCGGCGAAGATGAGGCCGGCGCACGAGACCGCGGGCGCCGAGCTCGCCGGCGCGATCGCGCTCCGGACGCCGCGCCGGACCGGGATGCTCGCTCAATCGTGGGACGTTCAGGCGGGAGACGATCGGGTGAGCGTGAGCTCTGACGTGGTCTACGCGCCGTACGTGGAGTACGGCACGCAACGCATGGCCGGCGCGGGCATGGTCTCGGGCGCGCTCGAGGCGCAGACGCCGGCGATCGAGACCACGTACACGGGCGCGCTCGCCGAGATCGGCCGTGGCGCCGGCTTCGAGACGAAGACGTGAGCTATCCCGTCCCGCGGCGCGTGGAGATGACGCTTGCCGACACGCTCTCGCTGACACAGCTGGAATGGGCCCGCGTCGCCGTGGTGGTCGGCGTGCGGAACGATCAACTCGGCACGCTGCTCCGGGCCGTGACGAGCGGCCAGGGGACTCCCGAAGAGCTCGAGCAGGGGACGGCGGCGATGTACGGGATCGCGCTCCAACTCGAGCGGCGGCTCGATCGATCGTTGACGTGGGCCGACGCCGAGACCTGGGCCGTCGCGATCCGTGACGATGCCGAAGCGCTCGAGCTCGCCGAAGCCGAGGATGACGCCGTGGTCCAGGCTGCGATCGTCACCGGCGCTCCCGTCGCCGATCACGCGCAGGACGTGACGATCGGCCAGATGGCGGCATACGGCCGGGCGCACGAGCGGGAGCGGGCACGGGCCCGGATGCGTCGCTAGGTGGCGATCCAACTCCTCGTTGAGATCATCGGCGACGCGTCGAAGCTCTCGGGCGCGCTCGATGACGCCACGGCCAAGACGACCGGGTTCGGCGGCTCGATCGGCTCGACCGTGACGAGCATGCTCCCGATGGCCGCCGCGGCTGCCGGCGTGGCCGTCGCGATCGCGGGGATGACGCAAGCCGCCGCCGAGGATCGCGCCGAGCAGGACAAGCTCGTGCTCGCGTACCAGAACGCCACGGGCTCGACGCAGGATTACACCGCGGCGATCGATGCCGCGATCGAGTCCGGCGCGGCGAAAGCGTTCTCCGACACGGAGATTCGCGACGCGCTCACGGGATTGATCACGGCAACCGGCGACGCCGCCGCGGCGAACGCGGCGCTCGGCCCGACGCTCGACATCGCCCGCGCGGCCGGCGTGAGCGCCGAGGTCGCAGCCGACGCATATTCGAAAGCGCTGGCCGGGAACGACGCGGCGCTCCGCAAGCTCTTTCCAGGCATGGAGAAGCAGGCATCCGCGGCGGACACGATCACCGAGGCGACGAAGCTCTCCGCCGGCGCGGCGGACGAGTACGCGAAGAGCGCCGAGGGCATGGCGAAGATCGGCGGCGACGCGTTCGGGGAGTTAGGCGAGGAAGTGGGAGGTGCCTTTCTCCCGATCATGGACGCTCTGATTCCAGCGCTTGTGCCCTTCATCCAGCTGCTCGGGCAGATCATCAAGGCGATCCTGCCGCCGCTCACCGTCGCGATCAATGTCGTGGTCGCCGCGCTCAAGATCATGATCTCCGTCCTCTCCACGATCGTGGACTGGATCTCCAAGCTGATCGGCTGGCTGAACGACGCGATCGGCGCGATCGGGCGCTTCCTCGACTCGATCAACCCGTTGAAAGGGATCTCCCTGCCGTCGCTCCCGTTCGGGCTCGCGGCCACGGGCGGAACCGGCGGCGCGGCGATGGCGCGCTCGGGCCGGAGCGGGCCCGGCGCCGGCGGCGGCGGCGTGACAGTGAACGTGTACGGCGGCGATCCGCACGCGATCGAGCGGGCCGTGGCGCGGGGGTTCCGCGGCTGGACGGGGATCAGCGGGCGGACCGCCGGAACGCGCGAGTTCTGAGATGGTCGATCTGCTGATCGACTTCCGATCGCGGGGATGGTCGGGCTCGGCTGAGACCGTGGGCCCGTGGCGCGCGATCGAATGCCAGACGATGGGCGCATCGTGGACACGCGGCAGCGGCCAGTACCGCGGCCTCCTCTGCGCGCCCGAGGACGGACAGGCGAATCTGATCCTGTTTGATCCCGAGCGCGATCTCGATCCCGGCAACACGGCCGGGATCTACTACGGGCAGATCGACGTGGGCTGCGACATCCGGCTTCGGTTCGGCGGCCGGCAGGTCTTCATCGGCCGGATCGCGCAGCTGTCGCATGAGTTCGATACGTCGGTCTCGCCGACCGTCGCGATCGCCACGATCCAGGCGACCGGCTACCAGGGGAAGATCGCGCTCATCTCGGCGCTGTCACTGTCCCTCGACGGCTTCAATGGCGGCTGGCCCGAAGAGAACACGTACGCCCGCGTCAACCGGATTCTCGACGGTTGCGCCGTGGCGGCTGCCGATCGCGACATCGAGACCGGCGGGCAGACGATCCTCGACATCGACGCCAACTACGCGCGCCAGGCGGGCTCGGCGTGGGACATGCTGCTGCGCACGATGGTCGCCGAGATCGGCTCGATCGAGATCACCACGGCCGGCGTGGTCCGGACGCGCAACCGCAACACCGTCTGGAACACGACCCCCGCGGCCACGCTCCATCTCGGCTGCTGCGCGCACGCCGGCGTCATCCCGATCCACGAGGGCTCGTTCGAGACACTGCGCGACACCGTCCGCAATCACGTCAAGATCACGATCGAAGCAAACGACGTGTACGGGCCCGTCGAGGACGCGGCGTCGCAAGCCAAGTACGGGCTCCGCAAGTACGACACGGGGATCGGTGAGACCACGATCGCGTTCTCCGGCGGCGCGGCGTGGCCGCCGTACTTTCTCGCGCGCATGAAGTCCCCCTTGCGCTCGTGGCGGCTCACGATGCGCCCGCTGACCCAGGCGCAGATCGATGCGCTCGAGGGAGTGTTCCTGTACACGAGCCGCGTGCATGTCGTGATCGATGACGTGGGCGGCGATCTGATCGATCTCCAGCTGCGCCCGGTCGGCGTCGAATGGTCCGTCGATCCCGACGGGAGCGTCTGCCAGATGGTGCTCGGAGGATGACGTGAGCGATCTGCTGATCGTGATCGCGCTGGCCGTGGTGGCGGCGGTGCTCGCCGGCGTGGAGCTCGCCCGGACCAAGGGGCAGGATCTGCTCTCGTGGGCGGTGCTCCTGCTCGCGCTCGCCGCGATCATCGACCGGCTCTAGGGACCGCGCCAGGGGCGCCAGAACGGCCCGAGAGCGGCGATCAGCGCGGGGCTGCCCTCCGACCCCCGGAACCGCGGCAGGTGTGGCACGTGACGCGTATGCGCGTCCCGTCCGTCATGACGTGCCAGATCCAGCCGAGACCGCCGCACCGGGCGCACGCGTCACCCATCGCGGGGGAATGTTCTCACCCTAGGTACGTCGTTCTTTCTCTATCCGTGCTCTCGTACTACGGGTGAGAACATTCTTTCGCCGCACGCTGACGGGACTCCGCAAGACCGAAAGCGCCAGGCACACAAACGGCCCGGCTCTGCTCCATCTCACCGGAGCTCGGCCGGGCCGTTCGGATCACTTGCACGCCGGGGGCACCCGCGCGCTAGGATCAGAGGGTCTCTACACCCTACGGGAGCGTACCCCACGATGCGGATCAGCTACGGCCATGCGACGCGGATCCGGCGCGGATGGCGCCCATCGAGGCGTGCGGCGTGAGCGCGACGGTCTACTCGCCGGGATGGCGGGCCCGCATCGAAGCCGGCGCCGCTCAGGCGCGCATGCTCGAGCGGCTCGAGCGCGCGAAGAAGCATCCCTCGAGGACATGGCACGACGCGCCCACGATGCGCGAGCTCGATCGCTCGCCGGGAACGGCGCATCGCACGCTCCACCGGCTCGCCGCGCTCGGGCTGATCGCGATTCAGACCACGCTCGGGCGCGATGGCGGCGTGCGCTTCACGACGGCGGTGCGGTTCTGGCGCAATCGGCCGATCAATCGCCGGAACGTGAAGCGCATGCTCGCCGCGGCCGTGGCGCCGGGGCAGATCGCGCTCGCGCACGCGCTCGAGCCGGATCCGCCCGTCTATCGGGTGATTCCGGATCGGCCGGTGCCGGCGGATCGCTTCGGGGAGTGTCAGCGGTGCGGCGCGCTCGAGCGGGTGAGAATCGGATTATTCCGGCGGGACGATGGCAGCGTTGCGTCGGGCCCGCGGTGCGTCGATCACGCGGCATGCGACGCGCGGCGGGCCGAGCAGTGAGCGCAGCCGAGATCGTGCCGTCGTTCGTCTCCCACGAGAACGGCTGGCACTGGCGCGGCGCGCTGTACGAGATGCATCCCGGGTATGGGCCCGAGCTCGTGCTCGAGTGTCCGCACAAGCATCGATCGATGCGGAAGGCGACCGAATGCGCAGAGCGGGAGCTCGTGCGGGCCCGTGAGCTCGCGCCCGCGTGGCGGATCCTTGCGTGAACGGGCCGGCGATGTCCGAGGATCAGCTGATCTCGGGGCTGCTCGACGCGCTCGCGCTCGGCGGCTGGAAGGCGTGGCATATGCGCCGCTCCGATCGCGGGCTGCTCATGGGCGCTCCAGGCTGGCCGGACATTACGGCGATGCCGCGCGTGGTCGGGCGGCCACTGCTCGTGATCGAGGCGAAGACGGCGCGCGGCGTGCTCACCGGGGAGCAAGCGCGGTGGATCGTGCAGCTGCACCGGGCCGGCGTCACGGCCGCGGTGATCCGGCCCGCGGGCTACGATCGGGCGCTCGGGCTGATCGTGGCCGGCACGTCGGATCCGGCCGCGTGGGAATGGGCGTTCCGGCCGTGACCGAGCCGCGCACCGCCGCCGGACGGCGGCTGTCCGACGCCGCTGGCGATCTCGTTCTCCCACAGGCACGGCGCCTCATTCAGGACTACATCCTCGCCATCGAAGCCGAGCCCGCCGCGCTCGACGTGGAGCGGCTGGCGCGGGCGATCTGCGCATCCAGACCCCCCGAACCGACCGACGACTACCTGTTCGTGGATGATGAATGCCGGGGGCTCGCTCGCCGCACCGCTGCCGAGTACGAGCGGCTCGCCGGGAAGCCCCGATGACCGGCCCGACCGGCCCGACCGGTGAGCCGTGCATGGTGCTCGCCGTCGTGGGCATCTCGTGGCTCGTGTCCTCGATCGCGCTCGGCCTCGCAATCGCCGCGTGGCGGCGCCGGCCGTGACCTACCGCGCGGTCCCAGTCACCCAGCGCGACGGCTCGGCTCTCGCCTCGAGCAACTGCCGCATGGCCTCAATCGCAACCGGACTCGACTACCAGACGCAAGGCTCGCAGACGAGCACGGGCTCGGCGATGCGGGCCCGTCAGGATGATCAGAGCGGCGGCACGGATTCGGGCGATGCCGATCAGGCGTGGCGCTCCTACGGTCAGGAGCTCCGGATCCGTGACGGCGCGACGTGGGCCGACGCGCTCGAGGATCTCGAGGACGGGCGCCTCGTGCATCTCGACGTGTACGCGGCCGACGCCGGCGGGCCGTGCCTCTCGGGCTCCGGCGCGTACGGTCATACGATCGCCGTGGCGCCCGAGCGATCGGGGGCGCGCTGGCTCACCGCGGATCCGTGGTGCTCACCGGCCAGGTGGATCTGGTGGGATGAGGCGCTGCTCCGCTCGGGCGCCGAAACGTGGGGCGGCATGACGTACTCGGCCGCGACATCGGGCCCGTTCCCGTTCCCGCGGGCCCGGAGCTCCGAGATCGAGCTCGTGGCGCGGATGCGTCTTGCGGCCCGCCGGTTGATGACTTCATACCGACCCGACCGGCCCGCGTTGATCCGCCCGCGGGACACGGGCGGATCCGAGGGCCGGATCCTATTCACCACCACGAGCGCGCCGGCGCCCGAGCTCGAGGATCTGGATATGCCGATCAATGCTGCTGCGGGGCTCGTGTCCACGATCCGGGCTCGGATCTACGCCGGCGTCGATTGGTACGAGGATCCGAACCTAACGCGCCGGGGCGGATCGTTCAGTTCGAACGCGGACGTGGTGTACGTGGGCGCGCCCGTGGGCGAGACCGTGGCCGGCGGGAGCTATGCCGTCCAGGTGAACACGGGCGCGATCTACTCGGATCACGTGGTGAGGCCGACGGTGGTGTACGTGGCCGTCGCCGATGCCGATACCTACAGCGTGCCGCCCCCCGAGCCGACAGACGTGGCCGAGATCCAGGCCGAGCGTGACGCGACGTGGCGGGATGCGCTGATGGGGGGGGATCCGTGGCCGAGTCTGTAAGGGGGGGGGTCTCCACGGAAACGGGGGAAGGCATGCCCGACCTGCGCAGTAGCGATGCCATGCGGGTATGGGTACGGGGCTACCTGCTGGCACGGGATGGCAGGGTATGCGTGCGGTGCGGGGATGAGATCGGGGGGGGCGAGGTACCCAGCATCGGACACGTGATCGCGCGCGCACGCGGCGGCTCGGATCATCCGAGCAATCTTCGGCTCGAGCATCTTCGATGCAATCAGCGCGCATCGACTCGCGCATCGATCGAGGATCGCGACGCCGAGCTCGAGCCCGCCCCCCCATCGCGAAACAGAATCGATCGCGTTCTTTCTCGCGCGGAATCTTTCGCCGGCACTCCTACCGCCGCGCCGAATGGTGCCCGGAATGCGGGAAAGTCTAGAACATGCGTTCGATATGGGCGGATCCCGCCGAGATGAGGCCGAAGCTCCAGATCGTGGACGCGGGCCCGTGGAAGGACGGCAGTCTCGCGCTGTTCATGCGCGAGCACGCCGGGGAAGAGGTCTCGATTTCGTTCGGCGGGCCCGGCTGGGCGCAAGAGCTCACGGCCGAGCCGATGATCTGCCGCGTACTCGGGGATTCGCCGCCGGCGCCGGGCTCGAGCCTTCGGCGCATGCTGCGATTCCGGCACGGTGTCAGCGCATGGGACGGCGAGCTCGACGGCGAGCGCGTCTCCATGTTCACGAGCGCGCCGCGGTGGTGAGGATCACGGAGGAGCGCGTACGTGCAGCGTACGAGGCGCTCGGGTTCGAGCCCGAAGAGTTCGACTACACGACGCAGATCGTGATCGTGCCCGATCGCGTCACGATCGAGCGCGTGATCCACGATGAAGAGGGGAACGTCGGCTGGAAGGGTGGTCTGCCGACGATCGAGAGGATCACGATCGAGATCGATCGGCCGCGGGGATGACGATCGAGACCGCGCGCCCGCAGGATGTCGCTCGCCCGCATCGTCGGACGCGCGGGACGCCGGAACCCGAGACGGAGCAGCTGCTCGAGCGCTACCGCGCCACGATGCGCGCCGAGCTCGCCGGGCTGCTCGAGGACATCCGGCCGGCGCCGGCGACGGCCGGGCAGATCGCGCTCGACGGAACGATCCCGCCGGCGCGCAAGTCTCTCGAGGAGCGGCGCGCGCTCTGGGATCTGGCGATCAAGCTCGGGCGCGAGCTTTCATCCGTCACGCTCGAGCCCGGATGGTCGGGCGCGCTCGACTCGACGCCGGCGCCGATGGCCGGCCGGCGCGCCGACGTGCGGGCGCCGAGATTGTCGGCACGGGAGCGGCGCGCGCTCGGCCAGGATTGACGCGCGCGCGTCTCCCTCCGCCTCGATGGGAGACGCCGCTCCCGGCGCGCGCGGTCGGATCGTGGGGACCGCACGTGGTCGCGTTCGCGCGGCGCGAGCTCGGGCTCACGCTCGATCGCTGGCAGCGGCGGGCGCTCGCTCGGGCGCTTGCCGTCGATGCGAACAACCGTCTGATCCATCGCGAGTACCTCGTGAGCACGGGCCGTCAATGCGGGAAGACGGCTGCCGTCCGCTCGCTCGTGGGATGGGCGCTGACCACGGACGCGGGCCCGCACTGGTCGCTGATCTACGGGCTCGCGCACAACCGTCCCCAGGCGCGCATCCCGTACGAGGCCGTGCTCGCCGATCTGCGCCCGATCGCGCGCCGGCTGGGCGACGAGCGGCGCGGCGGGCTCGCGCTGACGCGCTATCTCGGGATCCGCTCCAACGTCGCGGGATGGCGGCGCGAGTACCACGTGACGAGCCGTGAGGCGCGCGACGCGATCCGGGGCTACTCGATCGATCTCGCCGTCTTCGATGAGGTCCGGACGCAGCACGACGACGAGACCTATGCCGCGTTGAAGCCGACGGTGAGCGCGCGTCCCGAGCCGCTTATCTTCGAGATCTCTTCCGCCGGCGACGATCGGTCGATGCTGCTTCGCTCGTTGTGGGAACGCGGCCTACGGATCATCGATCGGGCCGAGCCGGCGGAAGGGTTCGGGATGACTTGGTACGCCGCCGGCGACGCCGACGCGCCCGACGATCCCGCGGCGTGGGCCCGGAGCTCGCCGGCGCTCGTAGAAGGCCGCATCGATCCGGCTACGATTCGGGATGAGCTCCGCGCTCTGACGCCGGCGACGTTTCGGCGGGAACGTCTCAATCTGTGGGCCGACGCTGCCGACGAATGGTTGCCGCCGGGGATCTGGGCGCGGCAGCTTGCCCCCGCGCCGGCGGGCCCGTTCGGGCGCGTCGTGCTCGCGCTCGAGATCGAGCCCGGCTGGGCGCACGCCACGATCGCCGTCGCGCTGCTCACGGACGGGCCGAGCTACGTCGATGTCGCCGCCGAGCTCGCCGCGCCGGCGGGCTCCACGATCGCGCCGGCGGATCTGCTCGAGGCGCTCGAGCGGCTTCGGCTGGCATGGGGTCCGGCGCTCGTGGCGTGGTCGAAGAGTTCGCCGCTCGCCGCGCATCTCGAGCTCTGGGCGGGCGACGCAGACGTGCCCACGTTCGCGCTCGGGCCCGCCGACATCCGCAACGCGTCCGAGCTATTCCGGGCCGAGTTAGTGGGGGGGCGGTTGACGCACGGGCCCGATCCCGTGCTCGCGATCCAGGCGCGGCGGGCCCGGCCGTCGGGCGCGCTCGAGGCCGGCGCGTGGTATTTCAGCGTGCGCGAATCGCGCGGGCCGATCGACGCGCTCCGGGCCGCCGCGTTCGCCGCGTGGGGCGCGCTCGCGCCAGAGGCGCAACCGTCGCAACCCGAGATCTTCTGAGCGCATACTCCGCGCATGGCGCTGCCGCTCCGACAGGATCTCGCGCTCTATCGTGGCGACACGGACGGCGTGCCGTTCCGGCTCTGGCAGGATGTGATCGGCGGGACGCCGTTTGATCTGACAGGCGTGCTGGCTCGAGCGCAGATACGCGATGTGATCGGCGGGATCCTCCTCGTTGAGCTCGTGGTCTCAATCACGCTCCCGAACGAAATCAACGTCTCTCTCCCGGCGAGCTCGTGGGCCGCGTTCCCGCGCCGTAGTTCGGGTGTGTGGGATCTCGAGCTCACCTATCCCGGCGCCGTGGTCCGGACACTGGTTGCCGGCGCCGTGACGATCTCAGGCGACGTGACCCGAGCGGCGTAGGAATGGCCGAGCCGGTCGTTGAGATCGTGGTCCCGCCGACGCCGGCGTTCGTCGAGGTCTTCACGGGCGCGCCCGGTCCCGCGGGCCCGGAAGGGCCGGAGGGTGATCCCGGTCCCCCCGGCGCCACGGGCCCGCCGGGACCGGCCTCCACCGTTCCAGGGCCGGAAGGGCCGGCCGGCGCCACGGGCCCGCCGGGACCGCAAGGACCGCAGGGTCTCCCCGGAACGGGGGGCGGTGCGTCCGACCACGGGGATCTGACCGGACTCACCGACAACGACCACCCGCAGTACGCCACGACGGGACACGCGCACGCGGCGCCGGCGGCCGACACGCTGGCCGCGGTGCTCGCGGCGGGCAACACGACCGGCGAGCGCACGATCGTCATGCCGTCGGGCACGCTCGACGGGCGCACGGCCACGGGCGCGATCGAGGCGAAGGCCGCCGCGAACGGTGTGCGCCAGGGCGGATCGTTCACGGCAGGCGCGGCGGACGCGGTGTCGGGCGGCTCCGCGTTTCTAGTCGGCGGGGATGGCGATCTCTCGTCGAGCGGCTCCATCCAGGCGCTCGGCGCCAAGTCGGGCACGAATCAGCCGGGAGGCGACCTGCTCCTGCAACCGGGCTCGGGCAATGGCAGCGGGCGCCGCGGACTCATCATGACGGGCCCGAGCTCGCTCCCGACGGCCGACCCCGGCGTCGCCGACGCGTGGTGGAAATCGAGCGGCGCGGTGGTGGTGTCGGGCTACACGCCGGGCGCCGGTGGAGGGGCGGTATCGCGTATGAATCTTCCGGCCACGCTGACCGTGTCCACGAGCCCCGCGTACACGTCGGGCGATGCGATGGGCGGCCTCCTCACGTTCGCGAACGCGGCCGCTGTCGCCGGGGGCTCGGGGCTCCTCCTCGCGGCAACGGCACTGTGCAAGACGCCGGCGCTGCTGCCGATCCTCGAGCTCTGGTTGTTCGATCAGACGTTCACCCCGACCGCCGACAACGCGCCGTTCGCACCGTCCGACGCGGACATGGCCAAGTGTCTCGGCGTGGTGCCGATCGCCGCGTGGTATGACGACACGGCCAACTCGCTCGCGACGTGGCGCGGCGTACAGCCCTACGTCCTGGCGGCCGGCGGAACGGCTCTGTTCGGCCAGCTGGTCACGCGGACGGCCGTGACGCTCGGCTCGACCACCGACATCGTGGTTGTCGCCCAGGTGACGCGCGACTGATGAACGTCGCATTGGCCGCGCAGCCGTCCCAGGCCGAGCCGCGGCCGCCCGTGGAGGGGTTCACCGGGTGGTGGGATGCGTCGGACGCGGGCAGCGTGGAGACAGCAAGCGGCGGACGTGTAGCAGCGTGGCGAGACAAATCGGGCGGTGCCCGCCATATGACGCAGCCGACAGCCGGATTCCGCGTCAACTCGGGCTCGTGGAGCCGCAACGGACGGAACGTGCTCTGGTCGCATTCGGTCGCGGCATACATGGGCGCGCCGCTCGCGGGCGCGCTGACCGCCCAGCCGTGGACCGCGTTCGTGGCCGCGGGGCACTACCGAAACACGAACCAGCAGACGACGTGGACGGGCTACGACGGGTTCGGCGCCGAATGGGGACGTGTCTACCGCACGGGCGGCGGCGCCATCGCGATCTATGCCAACGGCGGGTTCTCCACGATCCCGTGGGAGACCGGGCGGACGCGGGTGGTGGCGTCCGTTTTCGATGGCGCGTCATCGTCTCTCGGGGTGGACGGGCGCACCACCGCGGCGGGCGCGGTCGCCGTGGGGGGGTCATCGACCGGGTTCTCGACGTTCGGGTTCGGCAACAGTGAGCATTGGGAGGGCTGGATCGGTGAATTGCTGATCTATCCGCGCCGCCTCACGGCGCCCGAAATCGGCCGGGTGAGCGCCTATCTCACCCGGAAATGGGGCATCCAATGATCGAGATCCTGCGGGCCCGGCGCTACGTCACGGGCGAGATCGAGGCCGTCGCGCATCTCGACAACTCGCGTGTCCTACCCGACGGCTCGCCCGACCCGGCATGGGTTCTCCGCAACACGTGGCACGTGTCGGACGAGACGTGGGCGGCGTGGTCGCCGGCCGAGCGGGACGCGTGGATCCAGTCGATGCGGCAGGAGTTCGCCGAGATGTGCCGCGCCCAGCGGATCATCATCGATGACGCGGAGGACGGCGGCCAAGTGCTCCCGATCGAGGGCAGCACGTTCGCGCCGTAGCACGTGCATAAAAAGTATGCGTAGTGCATAGTCCGGGGCGTGGGGATCGTTGATGCGCTTCGGGGAATGTGGGGCGCGCGTCCGTCCGAGTCCGATCTCGAGGGCGAGATCGCGTGGCAGGGTGAGATCCGCCGGCTCGGCAACGCGGACTATCTCTCGATCCCGGCCGTGTTCCGGGCCCGCCAGCTGATCTCTTCGCTCGTGTCGATGCTCGAGCCCGTCGCATGGCGCAACGGCTATCCGATCCCGACAGAGGATCAACCGCGCATCCTCCAGCGTCCCGCCGGCCGGGAGCAGACGCGCAAGGAATGGTTGACGCAGCTGGCGCTCTCGCTGATCGACCACGGCAACGCGTACTTGTGGATCCCGAAGGCCGGCCGCTCGAGCTCGACCGGCTGGCCGGATCTGGCCTACGTGCTCGCGCCCGAGAGCGTGCATCCCGAATGGGCGGGCCCGTTCTCGCGGCGCTACCGCTGGGAGGATCGCTGGCTCTATCCGGGCGATGACATCGTGCATATCGCGATCGGCCGGCCGGCGGGCGAGCTCGTGGGCCGCTCGCCGCTCGATCTCGGCGCCGACGCGCTCGGGCGCGTCCTGCTCGCCGACCTGTACGCCGCCGAATGGTTCGAGACCGGATCCGTCCCGACGGTGACGCTCAAGTACGACGACAAGCTCAACGGGACCGAAGCCGAAGCCGCGCGCCAGACGTTCATGGCAAACCACCGCAACCGATCGCCGGCGGTGCTTTCGAAAGGCTGGGACATCCAGGAGAGCACGGTCTCGCCGGGCGACTCGCAGCTGCTCGAGACGCGCAAATGGGGCGTGCAGGAAGTCGCGCGCGTGTTCGGCATCTTCCCGGCCGAGCTCCTGCTCGCCGAGCTCTCGGGCTCGAGCCTCACGTACCAGAACATCGCCGAAGCGCTCTCGACGTTCATCCGGACCACGGTGCAGCCGATCTATCTCGACGCGCTCGAGGCCGGGCTCTCGGATCTGGTGCCAGGCACGCAGACCGTGCGCTTCACCACGGCCGAGCTCGAGCGCCTGGGCACGACCGGGCGCTACTCGGCGTACGCGATGGGGCTGCAGAACGACTTCATCACGACCGAACAGATCGACCGCTGGGAGGGCTGGGATCGCTCGGCGCCGGCGCCGATCCCGCCGCAGTACGCGCCGACGCCGGCGGGGAGCAGCGCATGACAGATCTTGTCACCGGGTCCGCGTTCGAGGCCGATCTATCCGTTCGTTCCGAAGACGAGCGGCTCGTCGATCTGCGGATCGTGCCGTGGGGCGTGATCGGCAACACGCGCGACGGGCCCGAGCGGTTCCGGCGCGGCGCGTTCCGGGGGACGAAGCCGGAAGATGTCGCGCTCGAGGCGATCGGTCCGCACGGCATTGAGCCCGGCGTGGCGCTCGCGGGACGCGGCGTGGCGCTCGAGGACCGCGAGGACGGGATGTACGGCACATTCCGCGTGTCACGGACGCGCGCCGGCGACGAGCTCCTCGAGCTCGCGCGCGACGGCGTGTATCGGGCCGCGTCGGTGGTCTTCGAGCCCGTCAAATCACGTTCGGCCGACGGAGTGATCGAGCGTGAGCTCGCGCGCATGGTGCGCGTGGGCATCGTGGAGCGCGGCGCCTATCCGGGCGCGCAGGTACTGGCCGTTCGGAGCAAGGAGAGCGCAATGGTTGACGATCGAGTGACGCCGGATCCGCCGGAGCCCGAGCCGGATCCGCCGACCGCGCGCGTGTCGCGGATCGAGCCCGACGTGATGGGGCGCATGGAAGAGATCCGGCGCGATCTCGTGGGCCGGATGGTCGCGATCGAGGCCGCCGGCACGGGCCGGCGCGCCGCCGAGGATCCGCTCGCGCGCTTCGACTCGCTCGTGAGCTATGCCGATGCGGCGTACGCCGATTCCGCGCTCGCGCCGTTGATGGCGCGCGCGCTCGTGGATCAGACCACCGCGCTCAATCCCGGCCTCCTGCAGAACACGTGGCTGACCGAGATCGTGGGCATGCTCGCGCGCCCGCGGCCGGCGATCCAGGCGCTCGGCGGGCCGCGCTCGCTCGGATCGACCGGGATGTCGATCGACTGGCCGTACCTCGATCCCGCGCTCGATCTCAATGCCGTGATCGCGAAGCAGACGACAGAGAAGACCGAGATCAACTCCGTGCTCGTCAAGTTCCTGAAAGGGACCGCGGCCATCGGGACGTGGGCCGGCGGCTCGGACGTCTCCTACCAGCTGCTCCGGCGTGGGACGCCGAGCTATCGGGAGGCGTACCTCCGCGTCCTCCTCAACGCGTACGCGCGGGAGACCGAAGCCGAGTTCGAGACGAAGCTCGAGGCCGGCGCCACGAGCTCGGCGATCCTGACTGCGACGGCAACAGCCGATCAGGTCCGAGCGTTCCTGTTCGCCGCATCGGCCGTGGTCGAAGACGCCACGGGCGCGCCGGCATCGGTCGATCTCGTGTCTTCGGTGGAGTTCGCACGGCTCGGCGGGCTCGCCGCACTGTGGCCGCAGCAGTACGGGACGGCGAACATCGCCGGCACTGCCCAGGCGAGCAACCTGCAGATCAACATTTCCGGGCTGCCCGTGATCCGGGCGCCGTATCTGACTGGGAATACGCACCTCGTGACGAACAGTGAGGCCGCCGGCTGGCACGAGGACGGGCCCTTCCCGATCTCGGCCGAAGACGTGGCGAAGCTCGGCCAGAACATCGCCGTGTGGGGGATGGGCGCGGCCGTGATCCAGATCCCGAAGGGCATCGTCAAGAGCACGCTCACGGTGCTCGCGGCAGACGAGGCCAGCGCGACGCGCGGTCGCAAGTAGCGTGATCGAATGGGTTGCCGGCGCTGAGATCCTCGAGCAGCTGCACGTCACCGCTCCCGCGGCGGAAGACGTGACGTGGGCCGATCTCTGCGCCGGCGCCGTCAATGGCGGGATCGGGCATCGGCTCGCCGATGCGGCGCTGATCTCGCCGGTCGTGCCGCCGCTCTATGACGAGCTCCGGTTCGCCGCGCTCGTGGCCGGCGTCGAAGCCTACAAACGGCGTGAGGCCGCGTTCGGACTCACGGGCTATATGGATCTCCAGGGTGCGGCCGTGCGCGTGGCGCGGGACTATCTGGCCGGCGTCGAGCCGATCATCTCGCGCTATGCCACGTTCGGGATCGCGTGAGCCGGCTCGGCGATGCTCGGGCGCAGATCCTCGAGGCGCTCCGGGCCGGCGGTGTTCGCACCGGGACCACGGCCCGATATAGCGCGCCGGCCGTGATCCTCGAGCCCGGCGATCCGTGGTCAACGCCGGCCCGGATGCCGGGCCGGGATTCACGCTGGCAGCTGACGGCGATTGCGGGCTCGGC